ATCGTCTCTAATTTTACATGTCCTAAGTGCGAGTCATTTGTACAAGTTTACTATCCAAACAAGGACTAATGGATTTTCTAAAAGACGTTATTAAGGAGATTGGTGATGATTACGCCACGGTTGCGAACAAAATCGATGATACGGAGAGAACGATTGACACGGGCTCTTACATATTCAACGCTCTTGTTAGTGGTAGTGTCTTCGGTGGCGTTAGTGCTAACAAGATTACAGCCATTGCTGGAGAAACCTCAACAGGGAAGACTTACTTCTCCCTTGCCATTGTCAAAAACTTCTTAGATACACACCCTGATGGTGGTGTCATGTATTTTGACACAGAATCTGCTATTACAAAAAGTTTACTAACGACTCGTGCAATAGACTTAGAACGTATTGGTATTATAAATGTAGTTACGATAGAACAATTTCGTAATAGAGCACTAACTATCATAGACAAATATCTTGGTTTGCCAGAAAGTGATCGCAAACCTATGATGTTTGTACTAGACTCCTTGGGTATGCTTTCTACAGAGAAAGAGATTAGAGATGCACTGGATGATAAACAAGTCCGTGACATGACTAAATCTCAACTTGTGAAAGGTGCATTTAGAATGTTAACTTTAAAACTAGGTCAAGCAAATGTCCCACTCATTGTCACAAATCACACGTATGATGTCATCGGAGCTTATGTTCCAACTAAAGAGATGGGAGGAGGTAGTGGACTCAAGTACGCAGCAAGTACAATCATATATCTCAGCAAAGGAAAGGAGAAGGATGGTACGGAAGTCATCGGAAATATTATCAAGGCAAAGACTGTCAAGTCTCGTCTAAGTAGAGAGAACAGAGATGTACAGATACGTTTGTTCTATGATGAACGTGGTCTGGACAGATACTATGGTCTATTAGATCTTGCAGAGAAGCATAACCTAGTAAAGAAAGTTGGTAACAGGTATGAGATAGGTGATAAGAAAGTATATGCTAAAGAAGTATACAAGAATCCAGAAAAATATTTTGATGATGACTTGATGAAGAAGTTAGATGAAGCAGCAGAGCAACAATTCAAGTATGGTAATTAGTAACTCATTACCATTATTTCCTATACCTATATCACTGTATAATTTTGGAGAAGACAACCACCAACTAAACATCAAGTTAGTTACTGACATACTCAATGAGCGTGATAAAGATCCTGATGGTAATCAGAGGAGTAACTTTGGTGGGTGGCACAGTAAGAGTGATTTAGAAGGAAGATACGATAGTTTTAGTACCATAAGGACTATGATAGAGGACTGTGCTAATGATTACTGCACTAAACATGGGTATCAGTCAGGTCTAACATGTCAAAATCTGTGGGCAAATGTCAATGAGACTGGTGATATGAACGTTGGTCATCATCATGGGTTCTCTGCATTGACAGGAGTATATTATCCTGTTCAAACTGTCGTTGACAATGATTGCAACTTCAGTTATAGTGACACTAACCCAATACAAGCAGGTATATGGGATGGTAAGAAGGGTGGATCTATTTACTTCCAAGATCCTTCTTATGGTCTGAAGACAGGACTCAAAAAAGATGACAAACCAAGTGCATATACCTTGGATGCATACTATACTTACCCTGTATCAGGACTTCTAATTGTATTCCCTTCATATCTTATTCATGCTGTGACACCATTCAGAGAACAGAACACAAAAAGACTTAGCATATCTTTCACTGCCAACTATGGAGGTGGAGAATGACAGAAAGAGTACCTCTAACGATACTCAAAAATCTTATTCATAATGAAACTTATACCAGACAAGTAATACCTTTCATTGAACCTGATTATTTTGAAGAAAGGACAGATCGTATTGTTTTTGAAGAGGTTGCAAAGTTTTTGAATGAATATGATAAGACTCCTACTAAGGAAGTCTTACACATTGAGGTAGAAAAGAGAGTAGATGTTACTGAAGATGAGTATAAGAACGTAGAACAACTTATATCTGCACTTGATCCAGAGGAATCTGAGTCAAAATGGTTGCTTGATACTACAGAAGAGTGGTGTAAACAGAGAGCAATATACTTAGCACTCATCAACAGTATAAAGATTGCTGATGGACAAGACGAACATAAAAAACCAGAAGCAATCCCTGCTATACTATCAGAAGCACTGGCAGTTGGATTCGACCAACACGTTGGTCATGATTACATAGATGATTCGGAGGATCGTTATGCTTATTACCACAGAGTCGAGAACAAAATACCATTTGATCTCGAATATCTCAACAAGATTACGTCAGGTGGCATCTCTGATAAGACTCTCAATATCGCTCTCGCTGGTACTGGTGTTGGTAAGTCTCTATTCATGTGCCATGTTGCTAGTTCATGTCTTGTACAGGGTAAAAATGTACTGTATATCACTCTTGAGATGGCAGAGGAGAAGATTGCAGAGAGGATAGATGCAAACCTACTCGATACAAATATAAAAGATATTGTAGAACTACCTGAGAAAATATTTAATAAAAAGATAACAAATTTATCTAAGAAGACAGGGGGTAAGTTGATTGTCAAGGAATATCCTACTGCATCAGCACATTGTGGGCATTTCAAATCATTATTGCAGGAACTAAAGTTGAAAAAGTCCTTCACACCTGATATAATATTTGTAGATTATCTAAACATCTGTGCTTCATCACGTTATAGAAGTGCAGTCAACGTAAATTCCTATTCATATGTCAAAGCAATCGCAGAAGAACTACGAGGACTTGCTGTTGAATTTAGTCTTCCAATTGTCTCAGCTACGCAAACTACTAGGTCTGGTTTTGCTAGTTCTGACCCTAATCTTACTGACACAAGTGAATCTTTTGGTCTCCCTGCCACTGCTGATCTTATGTTTGCTCTTATTAGCACAGAAGAGTTGGAGGGACTTAATCAAATAATGGTCAAACAGTTGAAGAATCGTTACAATGATCCGACAATCAACAAAAGATTTGTCTTGGGTGTTGACAGAGCGAAAATGAGACTGTATGATGTAGAACAGGGAGCACAACAAGATATCATAGAGGATATCGAGGTTGTACAACATAATAAAAAAGAACAATCACAATCCAAATCTAAATTCGATGACTTCAAATTTTGATAGTAAGTACGTCAAGTTCGTAAACCAAGTAACAAGTGACGAATCAAAGAATCATGTAGCATTTATCAATCGCATAAGAGATCTAGAAGAGACATCTGAAATGCATCGACTACTAACTGCTGCTGTAGGTATGTCAGCAGAGGGTGGTGAGTTCTTGGAGATAGTAAAGAAGATGATCTTCCAAGGTAAACCATACAATGAAGATAATGTAAGGCATCTCAAGATAGAACTGGGAGACATACTATGGTATGTGGCACAGGCATGCATGGCACTAGACATCTCTCTTGATGAGATAACCGACATGAATATAGACAAGTTATCTAAGAGATTTCCTGACGGACACTTCTCAGAGTATTATTCTGAGAACAGAAAAGAAGACGACCTGTAGAATTTATACTTACTAAATAAAAACACTGTAACAAACAGTACAAAAGGGTCAACTGAACTAGGAGTAACGCTGCCTATTGAAAAAGATCGTTCTTACACAACACTTTTACATCAAAAAACATTATGTCTTTTGTTAATCCTAAGTGGTTCGAGCGTTTTCCTCGCACAATCACTAAAGCAGTTACATGGCGTAGCTGGATGATGGTAACCAACTCAGTAATCGGTTGGATAGTATCAGGTGACCCTTGGAAAGGTCTTACAATTGGACTTATGGCACTGGTCATAAACTCCACACTCTATATTCTACACGAGCGTCTCTGGAACAGAAACGATTGGCAGCGTAGAACAACTTCTGCTACTGAGAAAGTTTACATCTAATAAATACTATTAGGTTTAAACTATAAGGAATCATTTCATGAAAACAATTAGATGGGTTTTAGCACATGAACCAATTGAATTGTTTCTTAGAGCTGCGAGAAAGTTCAAAGCATCTATGGAGCAAGTAGCACCTGGTGCTTTGAATATCGAAATTCTCACACTCTCTGAGTACGCTGAGAAGTATAATAATGGTGAGTCAATTACTAAGCACGACTTGCTTGACCTAATGGCAGAAGGGAAAATTGAGGTTTCCCAAATGTATACCTCAACATTAGGTAGAAAGCATAACAAAGACTTTTGGGCATTAGATATGCCATTCTTGTTCCGTGATCACGATCACGCAACCAATGTCTTTGAAGGTCCTATAGGACAGTCACTTCTTGACGGTTTAGCAGATCCTGCTAAAGGAGAGAAGGGCGGAGTAAAAGGTTTAGCATTCACATACTCAGGTGGATACAGAAATATTCCTGCTAACGCAGAAATACACAAGATAGAAGACTTTGAAGGTCTTGAGTTACGCTGTAACAAATCTCCTATCGCAATTGAAACTCTAGAGTGCGTTGGTGCAAAGACTGTACCAATCGAACTAGAGCAAATCAACGAAGGTGTCCAGTCAGGAATCATCGTTGGTGGTGAGTCAACATACCCTCGCTTCTTCGGTCTGAAGCAGAATGAGTGTATGAATACAATCAACGACACATCTCACAGTCTGTTCCTTACATCAATTATTGTAAGTGAAGAGTTCTGGAATGGTCTAGATGCAGATCTTCAAGCGAAGATTCAAGACGCATCATTCGATGCTGCTAGAGCAGAAAGAGTATGGTCTGTTGAAGACATTGACATAGTGAAGTCCTCTTGTAAAGAAGAGAACATCAACGTTGTCACAATGTCTGATGAGGAGAAGGCAAGATTCAAGGAAGCAACTGCATACATCTATGATAAGTACGCAGACATGTTCCCAGAAGGACTTGTAGATTCTATCAAAGAAACAAAATAGATACACTATCAAGTGATCAGAGGGAGGTTTTACCTCCCTTTTTTTGTGCTACATAATACATACCATGGAATATCTTGAGTGGCCATCGCAGTACTTACCCTCTGCTAAATATTATGATACTATTCGTTATCGTCCTTTCTTCCTGAGTGAAGAGAATGAGTTGAATAGATGGATGGGTTTGAGATGTATTTGTAGGGCAGGATTATTGCCAACAAAGAGAAAATATAAAGTTATATCACCACTACCAGAGTTTGTAGATAATAATTTTCACACAGACATGAATATAGATCAATGTTGTAGAGATGCAGCAGATCTATGTGTAAAATATGCTGACGGTAGGAAAATAAACTTACTATGGTCAGGTGGAATTGATAGTACCACTGCATTTTATGCTCTACACAATACAGGTTTGTCTATCAATGTACATTGTGATCCACAAGTAGAGAAGGAAGCACCATATATTTTTGAGAAACTAACTTGGGATCGTTATCCCAACATGACTATGATCATGCACCATCACGACAATACTATTGATTGTAGTCCCTATGAAGCAGGTATGAGTGTGAGAAAAGGCATACAACCTTACATAAATGAGGACAATATGTTCGTCACAGGTGAGATTGGTGACCAAATATTCGGTACAGGAAAGATATTTGCCTTCCCATCTCATACATGGGACAGAGATTACAGAGAAACTATACCCAAGAGGATAGATGAACTGACTTATGATACTATGCACTATGCCTTGAACAAAGAAGGTGCTAGTCTAAAGCAATGGATGTGGGCAGGAAGTTATATGTTCAAGTATCAGACAGCAGCAGTTCGTAGCATTAGATACTATGGTGCTATAGCACCCTTTGCTCCTTACGATAATTGTTTTAGTTTTTTTGACACACCTAACTGGAATAGATATGGATATACAAACCAAGATGAGAATAGTTCTTGGAGTAAACCAAAAGAATATAAAATGCCACTCAAAGAATGGATATATCAACAGAATGGTGATGAATATTATAGAGATAACAAACTAAAGTTTCCTTCATCTAACAGGAAGAGGTTATACGATAACGATCTTGATGGATTAGATGATAATGAGGAGTGGTATGCACTACAGAAGTCTGTCTTTGGGGGTAACATGTAATGGCTTTACGTCAATGGAAACAGAAGAAGAAGATACTCAATGATGTACCCTATGAGATAGATGAGAGGTATGCTCCCAAGTATACAAAATTTGGCAATAGAACTGCTGCTAATCCATACTTTTACCATAGTGAGAATGAGATAAACAGATACTTTGGCACTCGTATGCTTTGTAGGAATGGTCATCTAAAGCATAAACATAAGTATGAGATATTATCACCAATACCACTAAACACATATACTTCTATGTCTTATGATCTGGTGGTAGAAGATGCTGTAAACTATTGGGTGGAGAAAGCGAATGGTAGGAAGATCAATCTCATGTGGTCAGGAGGTATTGATAGCACTGTTCCATTATACGCTTTTGCTAGGGCAGGAATACCAATAAATGTACACTATGATGACAGCACTAAGATAGAAAACATCACAGCATATGAAGATCTAGAGAGTGGTAAGTATGGTAACTTGAATGCTATAAATCATGGGATATCTAATGAAAAATATGCTTTACGGACACATATAATACCATACAAGAATCTTCAAGAGAATTGTTTTATAACTGGTGAAGTAGGTGACCAAATATTTGGCACAGGTAGGGCATTTTTATTCACAAAAGAACAAAGGAACGCTCATTATAGAGAGAATGTGCCTGATTGGGTTGCAGATAGAATGGAGAAATGTGTCAATTCAGTTCTAAATAAACCTGATGTGAATCTTAAACAATGGCACTGGGCTTGGAGTTTCAACGCTAAGTATCAGTGGGTTATGATAAGATGTAAACAACAATATGATCTGACACCTTACGGTCCTAATTGTAATACGTATGCTTTCTATGATACACCCAACTATCAACGTTGGTCTATAACAAATCAGGATGAAAACAGTGCATGGCAAGAGATTCCTCAGTATAAGTGGGCATCTAAACAGTGGATATATGAACAGAATGGTGACAAATTTTATAGAGATAATAAACTGAAGACACCATCTGCAAATAGAATTAGAACAGCAGAAGGATTCAACTTTGACTGTCCTGTTACAGGATTAGAAGTTAGTAAGGAATATATGATGGTAATCAAAAAAACTTTTGGTAAGACAGCACCTCCTTTGGACTTTGCTGATGACGAAACACTAAAGAACATGCAGTAATGGCAATCGATAGAGGAAAACAATTTGAATATGCTATAATGAAATCTGCTTATAGTAATATAAAAAACCCTACCCTAACGGAGCAGGGAGTCATCGACCTGGCAAGGATGAAAGGTGTAGAGCAGCAAGTACAGGACGTGGCAGATGAAATGATGTTCAAGATACAGGGTAATTTTCCTACCCAACAGTTCTATAAGTCATTCAGACAACTAGGTGGTGGTAGTCCTGAACCTAAAACTGATGTTTTGTTTGTAAAGAATGGTAAGAAACATAAATGTTCTATGAAATATGGAGGAGCGTATCAGTTGTCTTCAGCAGGTATAGAGGGTACAGTAAAGGTGCTCAACAACGTGTTATTCAAGGTAGCACAGAAGGGTGGCATGGGTGGTGCTCAAATAAAAGAGGTCGCAGCAGTTTTAGATGAGTTGTCACAAACATTTGAGGGACCTAAAAAACAAGAGCAACCTATCATGAAGAGAATGATAGAGAAAGCAAAGAAAGAAGGTGGATTGAATGAG